CCTCTAGGGTCTGCATCTGCAAAACTATTTTGTTCATTATCCATACCAGAATTATTATCTGTCCAGACTCCATCTTTACTTCTAGATTTACGATTAGCAGTTTTTCTTTTTGCACCAGACACTTGACCAAAACTTAGTTTGTCTATACCGATTGATTCTTTTGACTTCTTACCTTGATCTCTGAAATCTGGATTCGTATCTGGATACTTTGCATCATTACCCTCTACTCTACAACCATCAATGTTGATTGCACCAGTTCCATGTTTCAATACATTGTCCTTTATATTCTTTTCAGATAATTGTTTCCTAGCCATAACAATAGGTTCATGTGCTGGTTTCAATGCACTACCCCAACCATCTCCAACATTTTGACTCTTAGGAAAACCACTTCCATATAACCACATCATCTGGTCACGAATTTCAAAACCAGCATCTTCGATTGCAACTGCCATTCTGTGATAATTACGAGAAGCAGAAAATGCAAGTAGATGTCCACCTGGCTTCAATAGTTTCAATGCAAGTTCCCAAGTTTCTGGTCTAAATGCAATATCTCCACCATCCCACTCTTTACCCATAAAACCTTTTGATGCTCTTGCATATGCACCATCTGTTCCAAACTGTGCTGGTGCAGAATCTTCTTTACCAAATCGTTTTACAATAGATGTCAAGTGATATGGTGGGTCAGTAACAACTGAATCCACTTGTACACCATCATCAATTAGTTTCTGCATTTCTTCAATGCAATCTCCGTTAAGTAGCAACATGACTAAAATTCCTTATCTTTTCAAATCTGATGGTTTCTCTGAACTTGTCAGCGAGTGCATCTTGTTTATGACTTATTACAAATACATTTTCTCCACTCAATGTATTCAATATCTTTAGGAACTCGTCTGTTCCAGTACCATCTAATGAACTATCAAATATCTCATCTAACATAAGTAGATTACAATTTGTAGAGTTTTTCATCTTTGCGATAGCTCTCCAAGTAAAGAGTAATGCAAGATCAATTCGCATTTTCTCTCCCTCACTAAATGATGCATAAGAAAACTCATCTCTATATCGAGATTTAATAGTTTCCTCAAAGTTTTCATCTAGAGTAAAGTTAACATAAAATTCCATAGAAGTCAAGTACTTATTAATAAGTTTATTCATAATAGGTAAATACTGTTTGATTATCTTAGTCTTGATTCCAGTATCCATTAACATACTTCTTGCAGCTTCATAGTAAACTTTGTCTTCTCTTAGTTTAGTTCTACGTTTACCTATCTCTAATGATATATCTTTTAACTCTCTTAGTCTATCTGTATCACTTTGACCAACACCATCTTTAGTGTATTGATCTATCTCTGTCTGTAACTTAACATTAAACTTCTCTAACTCTTTGATAGAAGTATTGATCTTTGCAAGGTTTACTGTATTCTCTCTTATTTCTTCTGTAGTATGTTTGATGTTATTAACTAAAGTATTTACAGATGTCATCTCTGTTTTTAACTTTGAAAGGCCTGTATCTAATTGATTGATGTCTGTCTTCTTAGATGTAATCATAGTTTCTTTAAACACTTCGTCAATATGTTGTTGACAAGTTGGACAGTCTTCGTTACTCTCAAAGAAGTTTATCATAGACGTATGAGATTTATGTTTCTCATTTAAAGTAGCTCTAAACTCCTTTAACTTAGAATGTTTATTTTCTATCTTGTCTTTATCAGAAATACTAGATAACAAGATTTCATTCTGTTTCTCTAATTTATCTTTTTCTTCAACTCTATTACTTACTTCTTTTTTATTTAAATCAACTGTTTCTTGTTTCTGTTTAACAATTTTATCTTTGTTCTGTTGTAGGTCTGCAATTAAATTTTCTTGTAAACCAATCTTTTCAGATGCTAAGTCATACTGATAATCTATATCACGAATATCTTCTAATACAGTTTTGAGTTTACCTTTTAGAATTAAGTTCATAGTAGAAAAGATTTTTATATCTAAAATTTCTTCAACTACTTCTCGTCTATGTCTAGCCTTCAATTGCATGAAAGGTATAAAGGTAGAACTACCAAGTATCACAACTTGTGTAAATGAACCATAGTTTAGTTTAAGAATATTCTGTTCTAGTATCTTTTGATAATCACGAACATTGGCTTCTTGATTCATCATTTTACCATTTTGGTAAATCTCAAACTTGTTAGGTTTAATACAACGAACAACTTTATATTCTACTGAACCAATAGTAAATTCTATCTCTACCACAGTTGAACCATTGTTAATAGAATTTACTAACTGGTTTTTACTAATGGTACGAAATGGTTTACCAAATAATCCAAAACAAAGTGCATCTAATACAGTAGATTTACCAGCACCATTCTCACCAATGATAAGAGTGGTAGGGTTTTTATCTAGTTGTATTTCTGTTGGTTGGTTTCCAGTTGACAGAAAGTTCTTCCATCTAACATACTTAAAATTAATCAAATCTCTAAATCCTGGGCTTCTGTGTATAGTTCTCGTTGTACATTTTTAAGTCTACTTTTATCTAAGGTAACGTCTAACTCATCTATGTACATATTCAAAAGTGTCATTGTGTCTTGTGTGTTTTGTACTATATCATCTGATACTGTGTTTGCATCTAAGTCAGAAAAGTCTTCTATGATCTTTACTTCATGGCTATCTGTTTTTAACAATCTATCAATAAACTGGTCGAACTGATACAAATCTTTCTTATTCACAACAATAACTTTAACATAATTGTCTTTGTATTGTGTCAAGTCGTGTTGTGTATAATCTGTTTGAGTATCATCATAGAATATTTTTTTATGAATAGTTCTTGGATTGATTATTCTATCCAGGCTCCTACTCTCTGTATCGAGAATATGAAATCCTTTCTTATCATCACAATCATTCCAATAAAACTCGTATGGACTCCCCAAATAATAGATGTGACCATCATCTGATTTATGATGGAAATGCCCACTAAAAACAGTATCAAATTTTGTAAAGAGAGATTTATCATATCCATGTTCGTTCTTCATACCTCGTATCATTTCAAAACCAGCAATCTCAAGATGACCCATACATATTTCTGCTCTTGAAGTTTCTAAGGCCTTCATTGTACTTGCATGATTAGATGCATTAATCCACGGCACAAATAATACATTTAAGTTATCAAATGTTACTTCTTTTGTCTCTGGATATATGTGAATGTTTTCATATCTGTCACCTAATAATTCTGTAACAGCATTTACTTCATTTGTATTTTTAAAGTAAGTATCGTGGTTTCCCACCATAACATGAAGTTCTACACCTAGTTCAGCAAATCGTTCTATGAATCTTTCACGAAAGTCTTTTGCAATTCTATAAGACAAGAATTTACGTCTGTCCATAATATCACCCATATGAATACAATGTTTTATATTGTGTTCTTTTAGATAAGGAAAGAATTGTTCTTCGTAAAATCTGAAGAAGTATTCGTTGAAGTTCATATTATCATTTCTTGCACCGAAATGAGTATCAGTAATTATCGCAATTTTCAATAGTTTATTCCATAAAGTTTTCTAAACCCTTAGAGGTCTTTTCAGTTTCTTTTTTCTTAGGTTTGTATACAGCTTCTTCAGGCACCATAATATTAACATCAAATCCTCCTACTGAATAATTTGTATTGTCGCCTTCCATAGTTACATAAGGAACAAATTCTTGTTTCTCAATCATTCTATGTTTGACATGAGTTTGTTTTTTTTCTTTTTGTATTCTACGAATAAATGCATAGTATATTATTTGTGTAAAATATGCAAACGGATTCTTGGATTTCTCTGGGTTGAAGTTTTTAATGTACTGTAAACAGTTCTCAATACCATCTGAAATCATTTCTTGTTTATAAGTATAGTTTATGAAGTTTGGTCTGTATGAAAGACCATTTGCAATCTTTAGAAAACATGAGCCGATGTAGTCAGTAATTCGTGGAAGATCATCTCCAGCTTCTTCTGCATCTTTACATTTTTCTTTCCAAGCCACCATGGCTTCATGAAACTTCTTGTTGTCCACATAGTGGGCGCCCTTTATCTTAGTTTTTGCCATTAGTAATTCCTTTTTTAATCTATGTACTTATTATAGTATTATTTGGTACTTTTGTCAAGGTGGAATTTAATTTTATTTATATTGATTTGGGGTTGACATTATTCTATAATGGTGTATAATCACTATTGTGACTCATCAGAATAATACTTAATGTATTGTCTTCTTAGTGTTAAAGTTATCTAGTATTGCTTCTAAGTCTTCATCAGATACTAAATCTTCTTCTATGTCCATTTCTTCTTCTTCAATCTTTTTTAACTCTTTGACTGTCGGAGTTTTGTTTCTAACCACTTTATTTATATTTTGCAAAACGTAATCATAATATTTACATAGTCCAACACTCGCAGGCGTCATTACTACTATAGACATTTTTTCTATATTAAAATATTGTTCATCTGAATAAGGTTGTACCCATCTGCATAAAGAAAGAGATTCAACAACACCTTTATTAGTTGTTCTGGCTATAGTATCCATTTTCAAAGGAGAACTTATTTTTAGTTGTGAACCTAAATCTTCATTTACTTCACAGACTATATCTTCTCCATTTGATAATTTAACAACATATTGATTCATAAATTAATCCTATTAATATCGTAATTAAACTTTTCTTCCTTGTATATATTTAGTCGTTGTGTAAAGTGTCTATAAGTGAAGTTGGGTCTAGATTTATAGGATACGTTATCTGACACATCAAAGAGTTTAACTCTAGACTTGTCATCTGTCTGTCGTAACCCTCTACCAATAGATTGTAGCACTCGTACTCTACTTTTTGATGGACTTGCGAACACGATATTGTGAATATTCCTAATATTAATACCTGTAGAAAAAGTACCATATGAGGCCACAATGATTGCATCTTTTTCAAGTTCAGTAATTGCACGAATCTTTTCCCTCGTATCTGTAGTTGTTCCACCATACACAAAGAAAACTTTCCTGTCAAGTTTTTTTAATTCATTATATAATAAACTTCCATGTTTTTCAACTAACTGAAATAGTAATAAGGTGTTTCCTGTAATACTCTTACACAATTTTTCAATGAACTTATTTCTCTTTGGGTGTGATACAAGATAATTTATTTCTTCTGCATATGTATAATACCGAACTCTTTGAGCTTCTTCCTCTGTGTGTTTCAATACTATGCAATCTATATCTAACTGTGCTAGAGTTCCCCTGTCGATTAACTCCTTCGTTGTAATAATCTTCTTAACTTGACCGAATAGACCCTCAAGTACAAGTCTATGTGTCTGTGTACCATCTAAAGTTCCTGTTAAACCGAACCTGTATTTCACCTCTCCTGACTTAGCCATAATATCTGTTAGAGATTTTGCTTTGAATAGATGAGCTTCATCTCCTATGATGCAACCATATTGTGCAAAGTAAGGTCTGTGTAATTTGTAAATAGATTGCCATGTTGATATAACCACAGGTTTCTTAGAACCTTTGTCTAAACCAGCATACACTCTGTGAATGTATTCATCTTTCCAACCATAATCAATAAAATCAGCATACATCTGTTCAACTAGTGATGTGGTTGGTACAAGTATCAAAGTTTTTAAACCCATCATATTGTAGTAACGAATAAGTGTGTATATTATGAGTGACTTGCCTGAAGCAGTAGGAGATAAAAGAAGACACCGATTTGATTGTATAGCGTGATGTATGGCATCAATTTGGTAGTCACGAAATTCAATGGACTTCCCCCTAGATGTTGGTCGTAACGATTCTGCGAACTCTCTAACATTCTCACGAATAACATTCCTGTCATTTTCTACTCCTTTTTCTAGTGTATATTCTATTGACTTTTTTGTACAATACTCTTTTATATATGGTAATAGTCCAACATATATTCTTCCATTATGTGGAGAAAATAATCTTATCTTTCCATCCCACATACGATTTCTGAACTGTGGCATAAACTTAGCGCCTGGTACTTCAAATGTAAAGTAATCAGATAGTTCTCTAGAAAC